ATCACCATGCTTGACCCTGCACCGTTTACAAAGTTATCAAGAGAAGCTGTAAACTCTTTTAATCCTGCAACTTCAGGCTCTTGTTGTGGCCTGTAGAACATATTGAAATCTCTAGACCTTACCTCTGTTAGTTCAGGTGTTAAGTCTAAATTAGGTGTATTTCTTTTTGCCATTAGTCATCTGCGCCTTCGTTAGGCGTTGGGTAGTTACGTTTTTGTCTTTGAGTTTTTAAACCTTTAGCTTCTTTAGTTGCTTCAAGTGAATAATAAGTATTCGCTACGTTTAATGCTTGTGTAGCAAACAACAATTCAGGATTTGGTGGTGATAAATAAGTCTGCTGACTTTCTTGACCAAATTGAATTGCTTCTAAATTTCTTTCAAATTGTCCTATATTAATTTCTAAGTTCTTAGCTAGTGACGCTTTGTATTTACCTTCAGTTCTATAGTAATCTGCTAGTAATGCTTCTGTAGAACCTGATATAGCTACACCTGCGTCTCCTGCTCCTGCTAAAAATTCTGCTCTTGCTTTTCTAGCTTTTAATGTTGCTTGAAATCCTTTGTCTTTTGATTTTTCTACTTCTTGTCTAATTCTTAATTGTTCAGAAGCATATCTTTGAATTGCATTTTTTCTTGCAAGTTCATTCTGTCTTTTCTGTGCATTGTATTGAGCTTTTTGTTGTGCTTTAGCTTGTTGAAATTGTAGACCTGCACTAGCTATAGATGTAGCTATTAAGGCGTTGGTTGGGTTGCACATATTCTTATAAATTCATAAAAAGGTTTTTGGTTTACTCCATATTTAAGTTGTCTAATAAATTTAAATCCACACCATTTTAACCAACGTAAATGTAACTCATTTCTACAATCAACGTAGTTCCAAAGTGTTCGATATTTTTGATTTAGTAATTCAACAACTTTTCTACTCTCTCTTAAAAAAGAGAAGCGTATTCTATGTATTTCATCAGAAGCTAATAACCAAATAGCACCATTCTCACTTACACCAAACATACCTACTGGTGTGTTCCACTTATCTACAATAGTAAAACAAACTTCAGAAGATACATAACCTTTAACAAGTGCATTGTATGGTGGCATACCTGTACCATCTAAAATTTCTCTTTTATCTGCAAACCTTAGTAAAGGAGCTAAATATATACAATCGTCATATATTGATTGTCTAAATCCATTAAACTCTTGATGATGCAGTAACATAATAACCCTGCCAACTTGCATTGATAAAGTTAGAAGGTAAATGACTATCGTTCTTTATTGTAACTGTTAATTTATCATTTTCAGATTGTACAGCAAAAGTGTAATCTCCATCTTCAAGATTAACTGTACCTAATAATCCACTACCAGTTATTGTACCTGTAAACGTAGTTGTAGACGTATCTCTACCTACAGGAATGACTTCAGTTGTAAAGAAACCAGTATCATTAAAAGATACTGCCCAGTTTCTAATTTGTAGTCTTCCTTCTTTTACAGAAATTCTAGAACCTTGTGTGTCTGCTACTTGTATAAATTGTTGTGAGAAAGTAAATTTAAATTCATATTGTTCTCCAACAAAATAATTTTGTGCTGTAATATCTCCTGAAACTACAATATCAGTTCCACCAACTGTTTGTGATACTGTTGTAATTTCTTGACCTGCTTTATTACTTGCACCACTACGTCCTACTACCTTCATTGTATTTGTAATTTGATACGGTAGTGTAATTGTAGTTTGATTTGTACCTGAATTATATGTTTCAGTAATTTGTGTGTTATCTAATTTTCTATCTAAATGTGATAAGTAAGTTTCACCAGTATCAACAAGTGCAGGTGATACATCTAATTTTTCTAAATAAACACCATCACTTCTTTCTATAATTAAAAATAATTCGTTTTCTATAAAATCACAGTTTAGAATTGTGTCTGTAGAACTTGTACCATAAGTCCATTTATGCCATGCACTTTGTAATCTCTTACCTTGTGTTACATAATATTGGTATACGTACAAAGCATTTACTTCGTCAGAAGATAAAGCTACTAAAATATTTTCAGTAGTAGCATTACTAATTTTAAAGACGTTACTAGGCACAAACTTAGGGACATTAGCAGTAATATCGTCAGCTTGTTTTGTATCTGTATCAGACGTGACGAAAAACTCTCTAAATCCTTGATAACTACCTTTGTTAAACGCAAAGAAGACGTTAGAACCTGCTCCGACTGGTTTAACATCTTTGTCTGCTTCAAACTCTGTTGTAACATTTATTGATATATTTTTTGAAGTAAGTGTTGCTCCACCTGTTAATATAAATTGTGTTTGGTCAGACAATAACAATAATTCTTCATCAAACGATATTGCATGACGTAGTATAGAAACTTTTGTATGTGTACTTGCTACATCTATTGGGTTTGTATCTAAAACTTGTGTAATTGTTTCAGGGAAGAATTGAAAAAATTCTCCTGCTCTTGACATAATAACATTTTCATCTGAGAGAAAACCTAATCTGTTTCTATGAAAAAATACATCATTAAGTTTTCTTCCTATAAATGTTGGGTCAGGAACACTTGTAGTATCTCCACAAATTCTTTCACCCCATAAAGGTACATTGTATATAGTTGTATTAATTGTGTATGCTGAACCATCAACTTGTGAAAATCTAAAATTTCCATCTGCTGTTCTTATTAAGACATGGGGCATTGTATCAGCATCAATTCTAAATTCTGTATCAGGAGCTACTGTTTCTTCCCAAAGATTATCTGCTTCAATAAATTTTACATAATAATTATCAAAAGTATTTCCTGCTTCTCCAGTAATCTCTACAACTTGATTATCTATTGCAGGTACAGGTAAATCACTAAAACTTTGAACTTTGTCTTTTACTACTTGTGAAGCATCATCACCATAACCATCTGATGCTGTAACTTCTAAAGTACCACTAGCTTTTACAATAGAAAAACTAGAGTTTCCTATTTTAGTTAAGGTTATTCCTGATACAGAGCCTATAGCACTAAATAAACCGTCTCTAATACTTTCTGAATTTGTATTAGAACTTGTAAAGTCATAAGTAGTTCCGTCTATAGTAATTGAATACTTAGTTGAATTTACACCTTGTAATACAGAGTAAACTGCTTGTTCTACTTTGGCAGTTGAAGTTGTACTTGCCATTGCAGTTTGTGTATTTTTATTAACGATAAAAGTATAATCAGCTACCGTTACACAAACAAAATCTTGTTTTGGATTTGTACTTGTTAAATAATTTGTTGCACCTGTTTGATTAACTACAGTTTTTTGTACCCCATTAATATCATATACAGCTATAGAACCGTTTGTAATTACGACTACATATCTTTCATTTGTGTCACGATTGATTGTATGAATAAAAGCATTACCAAAAGCACTACTAGATAATTTAGCTATATGTGATGTATTAGGTCTCTTTTTTAATCCTTCTACTACTGAACTAAAACCATTTATTTGTTCACTTGCTTGTGAATTAAGTCTCAGCACTTCAGGTTGCTGTGATACCCCCTGTACTAAATTTGGAATTGTACGTGAGACTAAAGGCATTAGTATACCCTATTGTTTCTTGTTATTGTGTATGCTTGTTCAGGTGTATCAAATACTGTGTAATCACCTGTTTGTGTTTCTGCTTGTCTTAAAATTGTAAGTGCTTTTTCTTCATCTTCTAAAGTAAATTTGTGTAAAGTGTTTGCACCTAAAGTTCTATCGTGGAATATTCTTGATGCTCTAATAGTAATATATCTTTTAGCTTGTTCAGGTATTTCTGCAAAAGGTAATAGATATACAACTTTTACATTTTCAAAGTTTTTATCAAATACATCTGTATTTTTTGCAAGATTGTATAAGAAACCATCTCTTTGTACTATGTCATAGTTACTTTTACTTTCTCTATTTGGGTCTAACTCAACTCTAACTACGTTTGTAGCTAAAGGTATTTTATTATCTGTATCTCTAGATAATGTTACTTTGTAATGTGTATTAAAATGAAATCCTTCTGATTGTACTTCTCTTGCTACTTCTGACAAAACATTTTTAGCTATTGTACCATCTACAGGTAAGCTACCTGATAAGGTATTTAATGGAGCTTCACCTATTGTACTTAGTATAGTATTTACGGCTTCTAGCTCACTAGTTCTTGTTTGTATTGTCATTAAGGTAAAAAGCTATCAATAAATTCGTCTAATTTTTTATTAAGTTTATCTTTTAATTTTTTAAACCACTTAATCATGTTGTTCTCCTATATAAAGCACAGGGGAAAAATTAATCTCCCCTGTACTGTAAGTATTATGACTGATTACGCAGTTTTGATTGATACTGCACTTTCAGGTCTTAAAATACCATGACCTAAAGCCATTCTAGCTGTCATTAGCGTCCCAAGACGTCTCGGGTCGTAATTGCTTTCCATGACTAAGTCTTTTAATTTAACTGTACCAATAGCTGAACTATGCATCACTACTGCGTAGTGGTTTGAAGCATCAACATTATATGTGTTGTTTGTTCCGCTAATAGCTGAAGATAAATCTTGACCAAACACGCTTACTGCTGTGTTTGATTTAACAACAGGTACGCCACCGATTGAGATGACAGTCCCTTTTCCGAAATCTCCGTTATCTCTAGAGAAATCTCTGTTTACTAATTTATCTACGTTAGCTAGTTGGTAATATTGGTCAGGCGCTACGATACACACCCTTCCTGCTGTAGGTACATTGTTCTCATCTAATTTTTGAATTGCTTCGAAAACTGAAGAAATCAATGAAGTAGCATTTGTGTTTGCATCAGCGTCAGTAATTTCTGTACCGCCATTACCGCCTGTAATATTTGCACTAGCTTGTGACGCTAAGATTGCTAAAGATAAAAGGTGCTTATCAACCGTATTTGCTAACGCTTGACCCATCTCTTTTGAGTAGATAGACCTTACGTCATAATGATTTTTAAGCTCCTCAATTTCAGCAACAAAAGTGTCTGCAAGTAGCATATCATCTATGCTAATTACTTTTTCGTTGTGTTTAACTGCTTGACCAGTAATTTCTGCTCCTGCTGTGTGGTAACTGCTTGAAACCGTACCTGTAACAGGGAATGAAGCTGACTTACCGTTAGAAATAGTTCTAACATTTGTCATTCCTAGCATTTGATTTTCTTTTTGGAAAGTTGATAAAACTTCACCTGAAAATACTTTTAGGAACAACGCATTAGCGTCACCTGCGGAATTAACCTGACCAATGCTTGATATAGTTGCATTTGACATTGTTTATAACTCCTATGTTATATTTATTGGTTTATAATTATCTAACTTACTTTCCATAGTCAGAAGGTTATCAGTCGTAACTGGCAATCTTTTCTGAATTTGTGTTAGCACCTCTCTGATGAGAGATGGTACTATTTGTTAAATCTTTTAGACATTGTTTTCCAAAATTCGTCTTCACTTAATTTTTTCTTTTTAACTTTGCACTTACAAGTGACACAAGTACAAGTACCGTAATTATCTGCATGAAGTGGCATCTTACAATGACACTTACAAAAACATTTTTTACACTTCTTAACTGATTTTCGTACCAAGTTTCCAAGACCTCATTGCCCAATAAACTTTACTGAGTTTTTTATCACCTTTTACTTTTTTTAATGTAGCACCATGTCGTGCCATAAAAGATTTACGGTTTGCGTCAGAATTACGTTTAATTTTCATATTTCTGTCGCCAAATCTGATTGTCTTGATATTTCCTGTGCTTTTATCTTTAACAAATACTTTAAATTTTTTGTTGCCTTTAGGGTCTCTAATAATTTTATTTAAAGGTTTTTTATCTTCCTTGTTTGGCATATTTTTTAAAATTTTTGCGCTTAGACTTATTCATTTTTTGTAGGCTTGGTCTCCTACCAATCGAAGTTTTTCTAAATCTACTTCTAGTTTCAAATAGTTCTTTGGAAAGAAGATTATTCTTCTTCTTGGCCACTAGCTAACTTTAAGACTATTTCTTTTCTTTTTCATTATGGCGTTCTTAATGGCTCTGTCTCGTCTTGTTTCATACTTTGACATTTTACCATCTTTATTAAGGTCGCCTTTTTTCTTATGCTTTCCGTAATGACTTGGCATAGTTATATCTCCTTATGATTTTTTCTTTTTCTTTGGAAAACCTGCTTTCATATTTGCGTAACTTTCAGGTGTTATAGTCGATTTTTTCTTGCTTCGACTAATTCCAAGTTTTTTTCTTCTATTTATATTTCTATATAGTGACATTATTTTTTACCTTTTAGTTTGTTAGTTAAGTTCATACCAAAACTTCCTGATATTAGCGCTAACATGGCGTACCAAAAAAGTGGGTCAGCACTTTCTAATATCTGCCAACCTCTTTCCATGTAGTCTTGTAATTGAGGAACGAAATTTGCAACAAAAACTAAACCAAAAATCACAACTAAATATTCGTCTTTCCAAGACGTTGTACTAGCTTTGATTTGTTCTACGTTTACAGTTTTTATCGCTTCTATTTCTTTAGCTTTGATAATCTTATCTTTTTCTATTTTATGTTGAATACCACCAATAACTTTCTGACCAATCATTCTAGTTAGTGGGTTCTTCAATACTGGTAATATAAAGTTAAGCATTTCTTGACCTATTTTTAGATTTAGATGTTACTCTTAGATTAGAACGTGAATTGTTATTAGGGTTTCTATCTTTATGGTCTATGTCTTTACCATTTATTTTAGAGCCTAATTTTTTCTTCATTATTCTTCTAGCTAAGTTTCTTTTTGCTCTACGTTTTTTCTGTTCAGGCTTAGAATGATAATTCTTATATTCCGACCTGTAGTTACGCATTAGAATACTGAACTCTTAGCTAATTTTTCTTCTACTTGTTTTCTGTAAGCAGGGTCTTTATCGTATCTTGGGTCATTCATTGCTGAAGTAACTTGTGCAACACTTTCAAACACTTCAGGATTAGAAGGGTTTGTATCACCTTCAATCATTTGTGGTTGTTCGGTTGCTGATACTCCTGCTCTACTTGCAATAGCTGATACAGCAAGTTTTACTTGTTCTAAACTTCCATTATCTAATGTAGAATTAAATGCTTCTTTTTCTGCATCAGTTAAATTTTGTGCTGACCATTCTAATACTTTAGCGTAGTTTTCTTGACCACCTACAGTATCATGTACAGCTTTTACATCTTGGTCTGCTATAGCTTTTTGACCTGCAATGTAACCATCTACTAATTCTTTTGATAAACCCATTTTAGAAAGCTCACCATAAGACTTTTCAGATAGTTCACCTGTTTCAGAATATTCATCATAGTATTTATCAATACCATCAGTTTGTTCGTTACCTTCTGCTACTTGTTCAGTAGGTGCTTCTTCTGTAGGTGCTGATTGTTTCTTTTCTAATTCAGAATATGCCTTAGCTAAATCTTCTGCTGATTTAAATTTTTCAGGTAACCAGTCAGGTCTAGCTTCTGTAGGCTTTGCATCTGTATCAAGTTCTACTCTATTTTCGTTTCCATCAGCAATAACATTTTCTTGTTGTTTTGCTTG